GGGGATGCCCGTGGAAGAGTTGGCCCTGGCTGTCGACAAGGTGCTGGGCAACGAGGGCGTCGAGACCTGGGCCAACCGGGGCATGGTCGTTGCCCGTACCGAGACCATCGCCGCGTACAACGCCGGCACCTTCGCCGGTATGCAGTCATTGGCCGGCCAGCTCGGCGGCGAGTGGGAGAAGGGCTGGCTGTCCACCCACGACAACAAGACCCGGCCCACTCACCAGGCGGCCGACATCGAGACCTCCGGCACCGGTCAGCGCGTACCGCTCGGCGAGCCGTTCATCGTCGGCGGGTTCGCCGGCATGTACCCCGGCTCGCCCGAGCTGCCCCCGCAGGAGTGTATTCAGTGTCGCTGCTCGCTGGTGCTGCTCCGGCCAGGGGAGAGGCCCAGCCTGGCTGATCGGCACATGAGGAAGTCGTCATGACAGATCTCCAGGTGGATCTGTACGCGGCAGGCTGGTCCGCTCCGTCCAGCGCTGACCTCGATCCGTACGAGCCGGATCCACACGCCGGCTGCGCTGAGTTCTGCGTGGCCACTCACAAACCTGGCGTCTGCAAGGGCACGAAGCACGGTGGCCAGCAGGCCCAGACCGCCGTGGTCACTCCCCCAAAGCCCATCGCGCTACCCAAGACCGTGACGGTACCGAACGCGCCAACCGACCTGACTCCCCAGCAGGCCGCCGCCCAGCAGGCCCGGACCGTCAGCTACCAGCAGGCCCAGCTTCACGCTCAGCGGTTGGCCCAGCAGCTCGGCGGCTCCAACTGGAGGCAGGCTCACGGGGCAGTTCTGGACTACGGGCACGCCCTGCATCAGCATCAGCAGGCCCTCAACCACGCCGCCATGCTGAACAAGCAGGCTCACGCCGCGCATGACCGCGCGGTGGCCCAGAACGCCAATGCCCAGACGCGGTACGCGGCGGCCGTGGCTCGCCAGCGGGCCGCCGCCGCGACCAAGGCGACCAAGGCGACGGCCAGTACCCACCAGACCGCGAGACAGAAGCTGATGAACCAGCTCACCGCGCTCCAGCAGAAGGCCCATGCCGCCCAGAAGACGAAGCCCGTGGTGGCTAGCGGAGAGCCCGCGCTGTACGCGGTAGCGGCTGACATGGAGGCGCTGGCATATGGCCTCCTGGCCGGCGCGCATCTCTGGTGTGACATCGGTGCGTTCTGCCGCAATCCACTGCACCCTGGACCCTGCAAAGGCTGGAAGCACACTCTTAAGCAGGTGGCTCCCGAACTGCACCGTCAGATGGAGGAGGCGCGGCAGAGCCGGCGCCCGGCACGTGTCGCGAAAGTTGAGCCGACTCCGGTTGTCCCCGTGGTCGAGGCGGTCAAGAAGGCGGCTCCCGTAAAGAGAGCACCACGAGTTGCACCAAGTCCCGAGAAGGCGAGACCGTCAGTCGCTCCCTGGAAGCCGCCGAAACCGATCAGTGCCGCACGTGCTACCGCGATGCAGAAAGAGATGCTTGGCGGGAAGACGTGGACGCCTGACGAACTCGCCGCGCTGACGCGGTACTCATCGACGGACTTCGCTGACATCAATGGAGTTCTGCGCGGTAGCTTGCGCGTGGAGGACATTCCAGAAAAGGGGTTCGGCGGCGCAAGTGTGCAAGACACGATCCGCCATGCTGATGCCGCCATGCGTCCACTTCCCGAGGGAGTGCCGCTGTTGCGGCGGGTCGGGTTCGAGGCATTCGGGGTCGAGAACGCCGACGATCTGAGGGGATTGGTCGGACACACTCTCCAGGATCGCGGGTTCCTGTCCACGACGATCGTGCGCCGTGGACAGTTGGACAAGGCGGTGGCCGCTCAGCGTTCCGTGGTCATGGAGATCGACGCACCGGCCGGCACTCCGGCGGCCTACGTTGGGGACATCGCCATCTGGCGACAGCAAAAAGAGATGATCCTTGCTCCCGGTACCAAATACCAGGTGGTCGAGGTTGTCGACGGCGATGTGACCACCGTGCGAGTGAGGGTCGTGCCATGACGAAACCGGACTCGCGGTCACCTGACCCGGTCACTGATCCGATCAACGATCCGACGTTCGCGGACGCTGCCGACGGGGACGCGTTCAATGACCCGACCTATCGGAAGCTCCTGGGTCGAGCGACTGCCGCACCTCAGCCGGCCCGGACTGTTCCGGGTGCGAAGTTCATGGCGACCGCCCAGGAGCCGGCGTTGTACGCGGTTGCGCTCGACACGGAGGCGTTGGTGTATGGCCTCGTCGCCGCCGTGCATGTTTGGTGTGACGTGGATACGTTCTGCCGCAACCCCTTGCATCCCGGGCCGTGCAAGGGCTGGAAGCACACTCTGAAGCAGGTGGCACCGGAGATTCATCGCCGGATCGAGGAGACGCGCCTGGAGCAGGTCCGGGTGCGGCGAGAGAAGGTGGCTACGGTGCCGAAGGTGCCGAAGGCCAGGTCGAAGGCTGCCGGGAAGGCTCCACTGGTCAAGTTGCGGCCCGAGACTATCGCACACGTCAAGGAGGTCTCGGCCTCGCTCCCGAAGACCCAGGACGAGTGGGCCTCCATGTGGCGCAAGCCAAAGCCCGGCAAGTTCGAACGCATGATCGACTACAGAGTCGGTCAGCTACAACAGGATCTCGACAAGCAGGACGCACTCCTGGAGCAAGGCAAACAACGTGTGGCCGAAGCGAAAGCCAAGGGCGTGGAATGGGCGAAGAGTCGCAACTACAAGCCCGGCACCAAGCAGTGGAACGACACGCTGTCGTCCTGGACTCATATGCATGAGCAGTTCATGAAGAACAGCGAGCAGGTGCGGCAGTCCAAGCTTGACGAGCTGGATCAGGCAAAGCGCTGGCAGGCTGACCCGGAGCTGTTGCGCAGGGAGAACAGCTCCACCAACGCCGACAACCTGCTGAACAGGCTTCCCGTGGAGTACGAATACACGTTCCCACGGGATGGCAACGACATCGTTGTTCCGCCAGCCGCGCTGAAGGCACACCACGAGCGCGTACAGTCCGCTGGGCGCATGCTCGGAGTGGATCTCGCGGATGCGGTGGCCAAGGACCCCGAGCTGACGAGGCTACGCGCCGAGTACGCAACCCACGAAAACACGTCATTGGTTGGTAAGACATATACAGAGCGGGACATGGCGTGGCTTGAGAGGCGGCGGGTTACCTATGAGATTCGTCGCCGCCAGCGTGAGATGACTCTGGATGCGCTGTCACAGGTGCGCGCCATGGGGGGTGCTTCTCACACCAAGGCACGGGCTCCGGAGGCTCACGAACTGCCGTCCCGGATCGTCGGCGACAAGCAGGTTGCGCGGGCCGATTGGCGCGAACAGCTCGCGGTGGGTGAGCAGCACTTCCCGAAGGACTGGATAGTCACCTCAGACACTCGTCCGCTCGACATCATATCGTCCGACCGCGCCTATCACGTTGACGCCGGGTTCACTTCGGGAGCAACCACTTTGGCCATGAACACGGAAAAGGGAAAGCCAACCGGGTACACCGGTGGATTCCAGACCGCTGTTCAGGAGATCACAGTCCATGAGATGGGTCATCGCATGGAGGACATGATTCCCGGCCTCAAGGCCCTGGAGTTTGCCTACGTCCGCAGCAAGACCACCAACAAGAAGGGCGTAGTCGAGAAGCAAGCGAAGCTGAGGGACGTTTCCGGTGGCGGGTATGCCGACTCCGAGGTGGCCTATCCGGACGATTTCACGAATGCGTATACCGGGAAGACGTACGAGCGATTCAAGGAGCCCAACCCGGCGGAACGACCGTGGGAGGTGTTCCAGGTGGGACTTCAGCAGGTCTACGGCCAGGACACGCTGTTCGGGGACACTACCTTGAACGACTTCGTCCTGGGTACGCTGGCCACGCTGCACCAGGGAGGCTGAAGGATGGGCTGGGAAGTCAGGGGCGAGAGCGGATCGGTCACGTGGTCGGGTTCCACCTGGACCGCCGATCCGGTCGTGGAGGCGCGGATTCGCGTCGAGCTGGCCGACCATACCGGCGTGCTCGCCACTCCGACCGGTCCCACCTACGTGCCCTCCGGCGCCGGAGACGAGCTGGGGGTGTACCTGCTTGCGCGAGCGGTGATGCCGGATGCTCGGCTGGTCTCCGGCACTCCGCCGCACCGCACGCTGCCAGGCGCGAAGATCCCTGAGGACGCCGTCTCGTGAGCGAAGGAGGATCCATGTCGGATCAAGACACACCATGCACCGACTGCCCCGACGACGACTTCGCCACGGTGACCGCGACCGACGAGGCCGAGCCGAACACCGCACCGGACCCACGGGGCACCAAGCTGACCCGTTGGCGCGGATTGCTGGCGCCCATCGGGAAGCCCACCGGCGACGGCCGGCGGTTCTCCACCACGCCGGGCGCACTGACCCACCGGGATCTCCCGCAGCCGGTGAAGTGGCAGCGGACCGATGCCCAGGGGCACGCCACCTCGGTGGTGGTGGGCACCATGGACCGGATCCGGATTGGCAACGGGGACCACGGACTGGGCGTGTATGCCGAGGGGACTCTGTTCGACCCGGACCCAGAGCAGCTTCCCCGGCTGGCCGAAGACGTGGCGGAGGCCAAGCTGCTTCTGAGCCAGCGGGTCATCGGGCCATCCGTCGATCTGGACGCGATGGAGTTTCACGCCATGCCTGGCCAGGAGGGCGAGCTGGCCCAGGAGGGTAAGCGGCCTGACATCGAGGTGGACAAGGGTCGGATCTCGGCCGCCACCTTGGTGCCGATCCCCGCGTTCGCTGAGGCCCGCCCGTTTGAGCTGTACGAGGTGGACGCGGAGGAGTGGGCGGCCGAGCAGGCGCCCGCGCTGACGGCCAGCGTGCGCTCCGCCGGCTGGGCAGACGTGTCCGTGGCTGACTCCGATACGACCTGGGATGCGCCGGAGGCTGTCGGTCGCGTCGCTGGGTGGGCATCCGTGGCCGGACAGCTCGACCTGGAGGCGTACGGGCGCGCGTTCCTGTGGCACGCGCCCGAGGCGTCCAACGTGGCCGACTTCGTCTTTCCCGTGGCCGACGTGATCGACGGTCAGCTCACGCTGGTGCCGGCCGCCCTGGACGTGGCGATGGACCGGCTGGAGCTGGCGTCCCTGCCGGAAGCGGACAAGGCCCAGATGCGGGCAACGCTTGCGACCCTGCGTGGCGAGGAGGAGCCGGTGACTCCGGAGGATGAACTGGCCCGCGTGCTGGCCGCGCTGGATCTCGGTGAGTTCGTGGAGCTGGCGGAGCTGGCCGAAGAGATGGTCGACATGGAGTCGTTCGGCCCCCGCTTCGACAAGCTGGTGGCTAAGTTGGACGGCAAGGTGACGGACCCGGCGGCCGTGGCCGCCACGATCGGTCGCAAGAAGTACGGCAAGAAGGGCATGTTGCGGTTGGCCAAGGGTGCCAAGAGCA